CAGCCGCAGTTGCACCAGCGAGCCCGCCAATTGCAACTAAAATTTCTGGTGCGTCACTTCCTGGAAGTTTCGTTTCCCACCCTCGATTAGTTGCATAGACCCCAGTTTTGTCATATATATGACCTGCCGAATCGGGCAACCATTTAGGTTTATTGTCTGCGGCATCGTGTGTTGTTCCCCATAAAGGCATTTTGTTCTCCTTAATTTGTTAGTTATTTAATATTTATAATAATTCTTTAAATTCGTTTATAGATATTGTATCTATATTAGAAATTTCTTTATTAAAACACCGTTCTTCCTGAATATGAATAAAGTCAATTTCAGGAAAGTGATCTGTAAATATTACTTCAAAATTCTGAATCCATCCTTTTGCCTGGACTGGTAAAGCATAGCTCGGAGCATAACAATAAGTATCTTTATATAAATTATTTACTTTTCCATTATTTATGTTAAAATCAAAACCTATTAAATAAACCTTGTCCGGTTTTTCATTCTCACAACATAACCAAGTTGCAAGAGGTCCTGAATCTAACATAGGTATATGTTTTAAATCATCAACTACATTTATTTTATCATTTTCTGATACCCATGTAAACCAATGGCATGGTTTTTCTTGTAAATCCATTGTTTGTGTATCATCATGAAAAACTCTACTAATTTCTTGTCCATAATAAGCAAATTTGAAACCGGTATTTTCATTCTCAATAACTTCAATGTTAGGTGATACTGTTGACCTCAAAACCGGATACATATCAGAATCCAGTAACTGAAAATTTCTAAACCAACATTGATGTAACTTAGGATAATCAGAAGTAACAAGTTCATGTAACATCTTATTATCTATGCATATAAGATTAGTTGGAACCCAATCTCTATACATCGCATTACAACCATATGTTATATGGTTTAATAATAAATCTAAATTAAAGTCTTTACGACTTTCACCGTTTCCTATCACTACATACATAACAATATTTTACTATACAGTTGGATTAATCCTAACTCCCATAGGTTCTGCTGCTCTAGGTGATGCATATGAATAAGCATCTCCAACCCTAGTAATTTGTCCTGCTTGAACCATATCATCTAAGAGTTTCTGCACAACTGTTGGACTAACTCTTAATGTTCTAGCAATAGTTGAAGCAGAAGCGGGTTCATCAGAAACAGCAAATTCGGCACCAATTGGCTCACCATCAACGCTGGCATAAGAACTTCGGAACAACTCTAAAATTTGATCTTGTAACGAAGTATCTTCATTTGTTTCAGATATTTTGTTCTTATATTTTCGAACAAATGCTACTCCTGTGCTTTCTTTCATTTTCTCCTGTTCTGGTTCCATTTTTATTTTATTATTAATTTTACCATTTTCTTTTACTTTGGGTTCATTTTCATCATCGTCTTTCTTTATTGCTTTAGAAACTGCTTTCCTTTTTTTATGTAAAAATTTATCAGAATCATCTGCGTCACCATCATTATCAATATCTTTATCTTTACGATTTTTAAACTTCTTTTGAACAGCATCCGGTTGAACTGCATCTAATCCTTCGCCATCATCAGACTTATTATTCTTATTAGTTTCTTTAGTTATTATCGGTTCTACTGGCTGCCTCTTACCTAAAATTTCTTTGGCTTTTTCATAAGCTAATTGTTTAATTTTTTCTTTAAAAATTCTACGTCTGGCATCGAGTCTTTCGGGTGATTGAACTTCAAAGTCTACGCCTTCGTCTTTTGAAGGAGAAAACTCAGTACCTGCCCCGAATTTTTTAATGTCTCTTTTTCTCCTGTTCTCACCGCTGTGCATATCCCGCCCTACTGATTTTTCCCCTCTGCTCTTCTCACCTGCCGCAGTCTTTAGTCTTTTGGTTTGTCTGCGTTGGGCGGCAGAGTCTGGGTCACCTTGCGGTTGAAAATATGAAGCAGACTTTTTCGCTGCGCGATCAAGGAGCTCTGCAGAAAGTTCATCTAGACTTTTACCCGTCGGGTCATAGCTACCAGCCAAGGCGCCGATTGCTGAACTAACCGCACCCAACACTTTTCCTCTTGTTGATGTCGCCGCAGCCTTTTTAAGGGAAGGATCATCTGATAACTTTGCTTGGTACGCTTTCTTTCTAGCTCTTTCTTTGGCTTCCCCATCCATTCTTTTCTGTTGGTCTTTGTCTGCGCTTGATGCAGTGGCAGTTCGTCCCTGATCAGCTTTAGTTTGAACTTGTTTTGTTTGTTGAGTTTGAGCTGTTTGTTTTGCCTTTTGATCTTTTACGGCTTTATCTGCGATTTTATCTGCATCCGATTTCACAGTCCGAACTCCAGCAGTTTTGACTGCTTGTGAGGGCCCTCTAGCGAGATCCTTTACGCCCCTCTTTATAGCACCTCCAATTTTTTTCATTATTCCGGGTTTTTGTTTAGCTTTCAGTGCTGTTATTCTTTCTTTCTCTGACTCAATATTTGATAAATTATCCTGATGTGTCTGCATTGCATCGGCTTTACGTGTCAGTTTATCACTTTTGTTTTGAGCCCTACCAGTTGCTGACATCCAATTCGGTAATTCTGCCAACACTTCCTCATCTTCTAATTGATTTACAAAAGTCGCGAATGAAGTTTGTTCATCTTCATTAAGAGAATTAAACATTTCGGAGACCGCGCCAATAACTTGTTCGGTTATATCTGAATCATCCTCAATCATTTCCTTTGAAGCTTTTTCTAAATCTCCTAATTCAACTTCATCTGCTAATTTTTGGACTTCTGGAGAAGGTGCGTCAATTGTTCCCATTTTAGTAGCATAAGCAAGAGAAACTAATCTGCGCTCTGTATCTTTAATTAACCTCTCACCAATTTCTCCCCATGTCATTCCAAGATATTTTTTATACATTTCATCAAGAATAAATTTATGAGAAGGAATTTCGCATGTATCATATCCCTCTGTTTTCATTTTTTTCATAACCGAATTAGCAACTTTTTGATCAGTCATTAGAACCATCAAAACACTTTGTCGCGCATCTTCTGACATCTTATCTAAATAAGGTGCTAATTTATCATAATCTTTTTTAGATACTAGCGAAGCGGCTCCTTCGATTGAAAGTCTATCTTTTCCTCTAACGGCTCTGGCTAATTCTTTAATTTGTTTAGCTATTCCTTTTGATGTAGGTAATTCTGTTGATTCTGATGAAATTCCTTGATCACACCATCCACAATGCTCGTCGATATCATGATAATTATTAATTACCTTTTTAGCCCATTCCATATTTGTTACTGTATCTTGTTTCCTGGAAAACTCAGGCTCTTCTATTCCTTTTATTCTCTTCTTTAAATTGTCATCCCTGTAATCTTTTTTATTCTTGCTTTTTTTCTGATTTAATCGCTTTTCATCAACTGGCATCCAACTTTCCCTTTTGTCTTTTGCTTTCTGCGCTGGCGTCTTATATCCTTTAGCCATTGCTCCTAACGCGCTATCACCTACAGGATCTTTATCTTCATCTTCTTTTCTTTTTTCATCTTCTTTTCTTTTATTATTATACATATCAACGCCTTCTTTTTTAGCGTACCAGTCGTCCTTTCTCCTCTCTTGGTCGCTTTTTGGAGCCGTAAATGGAACTTTTTTCTTTACAGGTTCTTTTTTCTTTCCTGCCATGTGTTGCTGATATGCATCGTCTCCTTTATACCAGGCGTCTCTAGCATCATCCTGAGCGTCTTCTGACTGCTGTTTTTCCCTCTGTCTTTGCGCTGCATCGTGTGCCGCAGGGTCACTGGCGATAGAGATTTTCCTTACTCCACCTTGCTGAGTTTGAAGTTGTTTTTTCTTTGCTGCTTCAGCTGCTTTTGCTCGTGCTATAGCTGGATCCATTGCTTCATCTGCATCTACAGCCTTAGTAATTGCTTTTCTTTTCTTATGTAGAAACTTATCAGAATTGTCTTCATCTCCATCAGCGTCTATATCAACATGGGCATCATCTGAGCGATCATCCCAATCCTGTTTAACTGCATCTTTGTCCACAGGAGCGAGTTTTTTCTCTCTAATCATTCTAACATCTTCTGCGGTTACCGCACTCCATTTCGCGGGATAATATTTTGACCAGTCCATTATTTGCTCCTACTTGCAATTATTTTCGAAAGAATTTTATTATGTCTTTCAGTTTGATTTAATCTTTTTTTATCTTGTTCGAGTTTAAACTCCTCCGCAGGAGTCAAATTCACAATGTATTGTCTATATTTATCTGTTCCTAATTCTAACTGTCTGCCTTCGGAGGCGCGATTCTTATTCCATTCTTTTAAACCAAGAAGTTTTTGCAATTTATCACTAACTGGACTTTTAAAGTCAACTTCATCTACGGGAAGAATATCTACCATTTCATGTAAATATGAAAAATCTGTCTTATTAAAATCAACCATTCCAGATTGTTCATCTAATATTGTTATATATTCTGTTGTCTTTTTAATAAGACCTCTTAATTTTGAAAGTTCCCAAAGTTTTACTTTTTCCGTTATTAATTCATAAACTCCAAAAAATTCTTGACATTCTTTTAAGCATCCTTTAATATAAGCTATTTCTTGAGTATGATATGGCAAAGTTTTTATATAGTCAAATATTTTAGTAGCTCTCTTATCTACACAAAATGTCTCTCCTTCAAATTCAACATGTTCCATCCATAAACTCTCTTTAACATCCTCATCCACATCACCAGGATACTTCACTGGAAGCATTTTTGGCATATGGCTAGAAATAAAACTATCCGCAGCCTTTTTTTGTTGTTTTGGGGTTGTGGCCTTATTTTTTCTTGGTGGTAACTTCTGCGGTCGTTTTATGCTCGTGTCAAGCACTTCCGTAGTACTGAGTTTTTCTTTTATTTGCTTTTCCATTACACTAAGTTTCATTTGTTTTCTTAATAATTGATATAGGTTTCTCTTATCTCTTTCACTTAAAGTATCAGGTAAACCGGTCTTAAATGATTCGAAATCGCTATCTACGGCAAGAGATCTTAATTTAGATGCAGACATACCAGTCGCGTCATCTGCATCGGGGTCTCTTTCCCCGGCGCTTTCTATATCTATTTTTTTAAAATCATAAAAGCCAAATTGCTTATCTTTAACGCCATTATATAGAGTCAGAAGTTTTTTAAATTCATTTATCCTATCACTTCCAACAACCATAACAATTTGTTCATATCCTTCATCATGTAATAATGAAGCAGCTTTCAGTGCATCTTTAGGTTGCTCTCTAGAATATTTGAAAATGTCTTGCCCTCTTGGTTTAAACATTTTCTTCATCCATTTAACTTTATCTTTATATTCTAATGGATTTTTTTTCGAATCCTGAGTAGAGCTTAAAAAAACAAAAGCATCTGCCCGATTACGAGACGCCACTGTTACAATTTTATTAACTAAAATTTCATGTCCGGTTGTTGGGGGATTAAACCGGCCAAATGTAAATACAGCAGTTTTTAATATTCCTTCTCGTAATTCGATAAATGATGTCATTTATCCTCTTCTCCGGGTTTTACGATTTTGTTCGGCGTTGCCCCTGGAATCATTGATATGTAAGTATCTTGAACAGATTTGTTTGTGTTATGTTCCGACATGTCTCGAATTTGTTCTTTAGTATATTTAAACCCTTTAGACTTTTTATCTACAATTCTTTTTACAGAATTTGCTAGATCGGTATACGCATCGTCTGAGAAAGGACTTTCACCGAAATAATTATGTTTATCTGCCATTATATTCTCCTATTGTTGTAATTGATAATTAAATGCTTTCACCAGCTGTCCCGATCTACCCTTGCGTCCGATCCTTCCTCTATTGCATCAAGCATATCTTTTAGCATTGGAGGAACTTTTCCCAGTTTATGTCCCTTGCCAAATTTTTCCATATACTCTTCATAAATCTGAGCTAATTTATTTCTGGGTCTCGCCGGCGCAGCCTCGATACATTCTCGCAAAGCGTCTGTTATTTTTATTGACCATTGAGAACCTTCTTTCAATGATACAGTATCCATTAACTCATCGTATGTTTTTCCGTATTTTCTCATTGGTTCCATTCCTTTTCTGCAGTGAAATTTATTAATGCCGTTCTTATCCTGGGTATTTTGCTGGAGCAATTCCTTTAGGATTTACATGGTCCTGAACATGTTGTCTACCTTTGCCAACTATATGGTCGGAAACATCTTTTAGTGCCGGCTGATCGTCTTGTTTTTCGTGATTATACAAATCCTTCATACTTTTTATTAAACTATTTAAATTAGGACCTGTACCATGATATTCTATCCTCATTTTTCCCATGTGTTTCCTGGCAATGGTACTAATATATTCTTTTTGATTAGCCATTGCTTTAATGATTGAAGCTCTATTCTTTTTATCAGCTATTGGCGGATTATGAAAGGCCTTCATCCATTTTTTATTAAAACCTTCTGGGTTTGTTGCATGCTTGCCCAGTCCAAAATTCCATTCAATATCACCGCCATCATCACCACCCCAAGTCCATTTAGAGATCATGTGCGGTTGAATATATGCGTCCAGAGACCCATTGGTTGCCGTAGCATAAAAACACCATGGGTCTTGCATCATCTTTTTTTGTTTAGATGTAGATTTTACTTTTGTGTTTTCCCATTCCGGATCTCCTTGATCCACAAACGGTTTGGCAAAGTTCCCTTCAACAATTCCTCCTATTTTACCTTCTGATAAACCGCTCTGGAACATGGATGTACCATGAATCTGAACTGGTAAATTTAATTTAAATTCTTTATAAGTTTTCATTGGTCCCATTCCTTTTCTGCGGTGAAATTTATTCTACTAAATTCCATCCTGTTAACTAATTTTAAACCTTTTTGATTATCAAAAGTATCAATAGCTACAAAACCTTCTGGCTTAGTCACTCTATACCCCGAAGATGTTTTTATAAAAGTATTTGTTATTCCTTTTACTTCTTCCAATTTTTTAACTATAAAGAGTTTGATATTATTTATTAATGACATTAATCGAAATATGATTTCTATTTGATCCATAGAACCATTTAAAGTTTTCATATATCCATCAACAGTCATTTGTTTTCTTTGTCTGCCTCTTTCAGTCTTTAACTTTTCAACTTCTTTCTGCATTTTATTCTCAATCCACTTAACACAATCTTTTGCTGATCTTTTATAATTATCAATAAATTCACCTTCTCTAACTTTTGTGTTCATGAATGTTTTAATGTGCATTCTGATAATATTATCTTTTGATATATTATCTAAAAATCTTCCATTAACTTTATTAAAATCTTTTCCTAATTCAGAAAGCATTCCAGTTACTTTAGTGGTATCTGATTGAGTAAATGTTGCAGATCCACTTAAATCGGTAAAATCAGCATTTACTGCCCAAACATCTCTATGAGTAGTCCATAGATTTATATCTGCTCCAAATTCTGCTCTAAGATCGTTTAAATCATCTGCACCAGTTGTTCTATATGTTGTATGAAAAACAATCCCGACTTTGGCAGTAATAATTTTTTTAGCTAGTTCAGTATTTAATGGAACAGCATATGTTATAGTATTAGGTGTAAAAGTAACATACTTTTCTTTATCAATTGTTTTAATCTTTTTTTCTTTATTATCTGTCCAAAGAACATCTCCATGAAATATATTTCCGGGTATTTTTAATTTGGGCAAATGTTCTAAAAGAGCAGACATTTTTGAATGTAAAGGTCCACCTCCAAAATGTTCATCTACGTCAGATTGTGTAAAGCAAGGCCGCCGCATTGATTTATAATCAACGAAAAATTTTCCATTGGGATGAATTCCTGCTACCGCCGCCGGCGCACCATCCCATTTAACTGTAACATTAACAGCTTCTTTATTATTACCTGCTAACATGTCTCTTAGCGATCTCAGAAAATTAATAGCACCTCTAGTACCATTAACTCCTCCATTTAACACCTCATCTTCGAGATGTTCCATATGAAGATTTTTTCCTGATGCTTCTACAAGAAACTGTTTATAAGATTTCATCTGATACCCAAGCTTCTTTTCATATTATTAAAGCCTTTTCCAAGATCTCTATCAGCTTTATCAAATCCAAATTTCAATTCGTTTTTAAGAGTAAAATACTTGTTCAAAGCTACTCCAAGTTCATCGCTCACCTTTTTAAAATCTTTCGGTGAATTATTATCATTCATCAAATTTTTTGAACCTTGGCTAATTGGCTGACCTTTTTTGTTTTTTAGAGCTTTCACACTAGAATATTCAAAAGCCTTTTTATTAGATTGTTTTTTACTAAGTGATTTAAAAGTTGATTCTAATGAACTTCTTATTGCATTTTTTCTTGCTATCTTTTTCTCAAAATCGGTATCACCAGGATCAAAAATTGCTTCATTTTTGAAAGGACCTGTTTTTATTCTTGTAGATGATCCTGTACCAGAAAAACCGCCTCCTCCAGTCCATCTTAACATCCATTCAGTACCTGGATTCCATTCTTTAGAAGTATAGAGATCTTTCCCCTCTTTAAATGAGATGACATCCAATGATATTTTATCAAATAATGTAACATAATCCCATCCATGTTCTTTATAATCATTTAATGCATTGGAGTTCCATTGTTTTATAAATTCATTAGGATCGGTTAATCCATTCTTTACAGTCTTATTAAAAACATATTTCGAGGCTTTGTCAAAAGGCATTGCTATAACACAAATATCATGCCATAGTTTTTCGCAAGCTTTATCTGCTTGTCTTTGTGAACCGCTATTTTTTTCCATCCATAAAGCAGAATATTTTTTACTACCAAGAGAAAGGGCTTTAGGTATACCACCCGTCGCATTGCTATCCTTATAAACACTTCTACCTCCAAGACCCATTTCATCTGCTTCTGCTGCTGTTATATCGCTACCTAGATCTTTGAACGCATTAATAAAAAATAATTTAGCATCTGCAAATTTGTCAGGTTTGGAAAACGTGCCACCAGATGCTTTAAGTTCTACATTATAACCGGATGCTAATTCGACATCGCCTTTATTGTTTTCATTACCCTTCGTTGCTCCGGGAGTAGCTAAAATAAATAAAATTTCACCTGGACCAATATTCTGATTATCTATTTTTGTTATATTTTCTATAAACTTATCTTTAACTTTTGGCCATATGGGGCTTTTGGTTTTAACATATGAATCTAATCTTACTACTTTTTTGTGACTATCTTTAACCATTTTTATACAATCAAATATTTCACCGGCTAAAAGTTCTTTTAAAAAATCCATTTGGTCATTAGCTGATTCACCTGATTTATTAATTGCTAAAATGATAGAGTCAATAAAAGCATCTTTATTCATTTTTATGTTAGCAGATTTACACTTCTCCTCAAGAAGAGCAACCATAACATCTCGTTGTATAGCTTCGAGAATAGATCTTAAAATCTCATCTTCTTTAACATCTTCGATTTTATCAAGCACTTGTTTTTTGAGTGCGGGCGTTACTCTTTCTAAGAGAGTCCGAATCTCATTCTTAGTATAACCAGGTGCCATAAAATTTTTATATGTTTTCATATTAATTTTTTCAGTGAAAAGATTTATATGTTTTCAAAGTGATTTCCCCTCCCAGGAACCTTTTGCCCATTTATCCATAGTCTTTTGAATATCTTTAGCTAGGGCTTTAACCGACTTAGCATCAGCTGAATCCATTTCAGCAGCATTACGAGCCCATCTCGCTATTCTATTTGCGCGGTGAGCAACCTCTTCCATACTTTTTACTGCCAATTTACTTATGGCAGCTTCCGTTAAAACGACCTTAGCTGCGTTGTGCAGATCTTGAATCTTTTCCATAATTTCCCTTCAAAATAGTAGTATAATCTTATTTATTGTTTTTAAGATATCCGTATTTCTTTTCGGCAAGATATATAAATTTTTTAAAAACTTTTTGTTCTTTTATTTTAGAATATCTCATAAATGCTTCACAACTAGTTTTTGGTTTAGCATAGAGATACATATCAAAGGCGAGTTCAGAACTATACGCATCTATTTCAAATGGATTTGAAAAATAATCATCATATTTGTTTTGTTGATCATCAAGTTGTAAAGAATGAGTTAATTCGTGAATGTAGGTGAGAGTAAATTGTTGTTTATATTTTTCCCAAACAGATTCAGGAATAAATAATTGTTGTGTATATAGTTCTGGTGATAAATTAATTGTTATTTCTAATTCTGATTCTGAAAAATGTTCTTCGGGAACATTAGCGGCTCCATCGAAAGTCATTTCATATAAGGCATGATCCATATCTTTTCGTATATTAACATAACAAGAAAATCCTAGTTCATCTTCTAATATTTCTTCTGATCTATTAGCACATTCATGCCAGAGTTTAATATAACGATTTGTTTTTGAATTATAAGAATTCTCTAATTCCTTAAAAGCTTGATCTATACAACCCAATGAATTTTTAACAAAATCTAAATCATTCATATTGAAATGCTCCGAAATCAGCCTTATTTCTGTGTCTATTGTCAGTGGATCGATCAAACAATGGTTCATCATCTTGTCCGCTATCCGCTATATCTTCTTGGGCTTTATGCTCTGCATCATAGAGTCTCATTTTACTTCTATCTACTCCAATAATAAACTTTCTATAAGATGTAGGATCATTATATCTATTTTTCAATTGTTTTACAAGCATTTGATTTAACTCTTCCATTTCATCAGAAGATATTAATGCAAACATAAAATCAGCGGTTGCTGGTAAACCAAAACTTTCGGAAGTATCTTCTAAGCCAATATCTGTACTTGTGAATCCTGATCTAGTCGTTTGAGTTGCGGACATAATTGGAAGATTAAACTCTACTGCTAATCCTCTTAATTCTTCTGCAATTGATTTAATATAAGTATAAGAATTTACTACAGCACCTTGTTTAATTCTCGCACTAGTACATATGTTTAAATAATCTATGAATATTATATCAGGAACAAAATTACGTTTCAACTTTAATTCACCTAATAAATTTTTAAAATGCATTGAGCTAGCTGACGCTGTAGGATATTCCTTAATAATTATTTTACCTTTAGTTTTCTTTTTAAGTTTTAATATTTTCTCTTTATACAAGTCTCTAGGAATTTCTTCTAATTGATTAATAGGAATATCTAAAAGATTTGCATCTATTCTTTCAGCGATCCTTTCTTCAGCCATCTCTAATGTGATATACAATACATTTTTATTAATAGAAAGACAACTAGCAGCATGATGGCACATGAATAATGATTTACCTACCCCGGTACCTGCTAAACAAATATTTAAAGTTTTTTTAGGTAAACCTCCTTTTGTAATTTTATTAAACATCTCAAGATCAAATTCAAGTCTTTCTTCTACTCTATGATAAAATTCAAATCTATCTTCTGCATTTTCAATAAAATCGTGACCAATATGTGGATCAAAAGAAACAGCTAAAGCATCTGATAAAACTGTAGGAATTGCTCCTTTGGATAAGTGTGTCTTTTCATTGCCTTCAAGAATTGCGATAGCATTCACTACAGCATTATATATTGCTTTATCTTGACAAAATGTTTCTGATTGTTCTAAAAGCCAAGGTGTGATGTCTTTAAAATCACTAGGCTTATCTAAAGTATTAATTATTTCATTAGATTTAGTATATTCTGTTTCATGTATACCATCTAATTGATCTAAATCTATTAATAAACTTTGTTTGGTCGGTAGGTCATTATGCTTTAAAATATATTCTTGAATTAATTTAAAAACTATCTTTTCAGATGAATCTTCAAAATATTCAGATTTTACGTAAGGAACAACTTTTCGCGAAAAATTTTCATTATGTATTAAATGTGATAGTATCAGCCGTTCTATCCGTTCCGTCATTAGTTTTTACTCCTTCCTTTTCAGATTCTTCTTTATATCTGTCCCATAATAATTTAACTAAAATTTCTCCAATCATATATTCAAATTCAACACCTTCTTCATCGGAATGTTCTACATCCTGCAATTCTGGTGGCACAAGAATAACGTCGTATTCATATTTCGCATTACTTTCTCCCTGTTCGTCCGGCGGCGCAACTTGAAACTTACCATATTTTATAACAGTTCCTTTAAAAGGGCCCGCATTTAATTCAACACACATTTGAGAAACATCTTCGGGATGTTCCGGATGAGGAACTAAATTAAAATAACTATTAATTCTATCGTAATCTTTTTTTGTTAATTCATTCATTCTTTTTACCAGCCCGTTATCTCTGTTCGATTATCCTCTAGAGGAATCCATTGCATTGTTTCCTCTTCTCCTGTCCATCTAGCAGAAACTATTGGATAATTTTCCCAGGCTCTTTTTACTGCTTCTTCTCCTCCACGACGTAATATTTTTGTTCCGTCTTCCATTGTTAATTCTACTACTTTAACTTTCTCTACTATCATTAGCCACCTTGTGGATTATAATTAAAATATATTGCCCCAATAATACCTAAAATAATCGGAATCATACCAAAAAACCAACCATACGAAAAAATAAATT